CTACTCTAACGTAACTAACGTATCTCAAAACACATATACTTCTTACGCTAAGATTTCTAAGATTGAGCAACAGGGTATTACTGCAAGAATATGGGTTGAGCAGGCAGTCGGTGAGTTTTATGACAACATGACTATTAAGGGTGACGATGGATGGTCAGCTGCTGTATCTGATGCAAGGACATTGGTTGGACGTGTTGATCGTTACTTCAGAGGATTTGACGGTGTGCAGCAAAACTTCTCACTATCTGTTGAGAATGGACAAGCATACTTCCCAGATCCTGCAGGACACATGCTCATCTTCGTTAATGGTATTCTACAACCACCAGGTGCTATTAATGCATACACTGCATTCTCTGACAAGATACAGTTTACAGAGCCACCTGAGATTGGATCTGAGTTTATTGGATACTACGTTGGTAAACTAAGACAACTTGATGATATTGGATTTGAATTTGATTCACTAAGATCTTCCTTTAACTTAAAGTTAGATGGAATCTTCTACTCATTGACATTGACAGAAGGTGTCTCATCTGCAACGATCTTACCAGAAAACAACATACTCGTATCACTCAACGGTATCATACAGGAGCCAGGTGTGTCATATGAGATTGTTGGATCTAGAATAATCTTTGCTGAAGTCCCAAGAGCAGGAGCAACCTTCGTTGGATTCTCTTACATTGGATCTGATGCTGACGTTATATCTGCAACTGTTGTCCCACCGATTGAGGCAGGTGACCAATTAGACATCGAGGGTGAAGAATTCCCAAGAGAAGTTGCTCTAATTGAATCTTCTAACTCCTTGATTACATTTGAATATACAGGATCAGTTAAGGGTAGAAACGCAGAGGCACTTGCAAATATTACTAGTGGTCAAATTGTTTCTGCTACTGTAACTAATCCTGGCGATGGTTATACATCTAAACCTAACGTTGAGATTATCTCCTCAACTGGTTTCGATGGTCGTTTAGTACCTATGATGGGTATCCAGAGGATCGACGTAAAAGCACCTGGTGGTGGATATTCACTACCTATAGTTGCTGCTGAAACAACTGTTGAAGATGATTTTGTTACACCTACAGGAGCACCTGTAAATAATGGATTTGACATCTACGCAGGTGAGGGTATTGATCAACAGGGTAATCCAATCGTTGTTGATCCTGGTCTAATTAGAATTAATATCAACCCAGTTAACGTGACTGTTAACCAAGGTCAAACTGCAACATTCACCGTGGTTGCTGACTTTGTAAGGGCATCCGATGGTCAACTAAATACTACTACACTTAACTATCAGTGGCAGAAGAAAGACTACGGCACAACTGTCTGGTCTAACATTATTGGTGGAAACCAAGCAGCATATCCTACTAACTTTACCACACAACAAGATGATGGTGATGAATACAGAGTAGCGATAACTGCAGCGGGAGCAACACCTGTTTACTCCTTCTCCGCTATCCTATCTGTCCAGATCGGATCCACGGTGATCTCTAACTTCACTCCTGATCAAATCTTCGACGACGCATGACCGCTACAGCAACATACACGTCAGCAACTAAACAACTTGCCGTAACTGGTGATGGTCTACCTGATCCAGTAAGTTATGGCACGTTTCCTAATCTGAATAATCCTAATGCGGTTACAGAGCAGGCATTTGCACATACGTTTAGATATCGTGGTGGTGAGTTTGGTGTTGAGAGGACATTTGATGATAACACATACTTCCAAAGTGGATTTGTTATCTCTGTAAATATATCAGTTAATGACAATGCTTTATTTGCTGCCCAAACTATTGCTCCTGGCGATCATCTTTTCTTTATCTTTTCTGACGGTAGGAAACAACGATTTATATTTAGAGGGACAACATTTACGTCCATTGCAGGGGAATGCTGGCTCGCCACAGACCAAAGATTAGATCTTATTGTTGCAGATTCACAAACAATACCAACAGGCACATACACATATTATGATCAAAGAAATGGACGTATAGAAACTCCTCTTGGTGCTATAGGTATTGCTGCAAATGGAGTTGTATTCTATAATCCTAGTGCAGGTGCAGGTGGTAACCCTCCTGTAGGATTTCAATGGAATGCACATTATCCTAATTCACCTGTAGATTTTGGTGAAGATTCTTGTGGTGGACACCCAGAATCAACAGGACAATATCATTATCATGATACTCATTTTATAGATTGTTGGAAGCAGAATTCTGCTATGGCAAACTATAATGACTACTATGGTAGTAGTCAGTTTAATGGTGACAATATGCGTCACCCTGATGGTCATAGTAAAATCTTAGGATATTGCTTTGACGGATTTCCAGTATACGGACCTTTTGGATATGACGTGCCGTTTACTGCATCACAAACAACTCGTTATATGTCCTCGAGTTATAGGACAAGAAATATTGAAATAGCAGGAAGACCTGATTACGGCACTACTGCACAAAACCCTCCTGCAGGATCTTTAGTGCAGGACTGGGAATATATTGATGGTCTAGGTGATTTAGATTTTCACAATGGTAGATACTGTGTAACCCCAGAATTTCCAAATGGGACTTATGCATATTTTATATCTATTGACTCTGTAGGAGAAGCAGCATTCCCATATATGGTTGGGAATATGACTAGAGAGAGTATAAATCAACCTGCAAACAATGGAGCAGCAGCACCTCCTGCACAAGAAGGTGGAGACGGTGGAGCACCTCCTGTTACACCTACGCTGCAAATTACTGCACAACCTCAAAGTGCTACAGCATCTGTCAATACAACTGTTACCTTTACAGTCCAAGCAAATGTCTCTCCTATACCAGGACCTATTACATATCAATGGTATAGATCAACTGATGATGGATTTGCATACGCACAAGTTACTGGTGCAACAAGCAACTCACTATCATTTACTGCGTTGGGATACATGTCCAACTACAAGTATAAAGTTGAATTACGAGGACCTGCACCCGCTAATAATGCAAGTAACTCACCACTAATGTCTAACGTTGCAACGTTATCTGTATCAGGAATAGGTGGTGGACAAGGCGATACTGACTTCTCATCTACTGCAGTGAAGTATGACACCACGTCAGTTACATACGATGCAACCTAAATAACACTGTAGAAAACTACCTACCATGGCTAAGCAAAATCTAAATGTTGGATCAGCTGCGAATGACGGCACAGGTGATACCCTGAGAGATGGTGCTATCAAATTAAATAGCGTCATCGATGAGTTATATACTAACCTAGGAAATGATACCAACTTACAAGTTAATATCGGAGCACCTGTCAATGATCAAGTGTTGCGATGGACTGGCACTGCGTTTACAGAATCACACTTAGATTCTCTAAGTGCAGACCTTAATGTTAAAGCATTTAAAATTATTTCTGAGAGTGCAGGTAATATTGTTATTGAGCCAGATACAACAGGAGATATTGAATTTAAAGCAGGTAGTCAAGGTAGTAGAAAGGTATATGTAGATGGTGCAGATGGATATTTAAAGTGGACATCTCCTTATGCATTATTGAGCGATCTTCCTGATGTTACTGCACATCAAGGTATGCTTGGATATGTAAATGACACAGGAAAAGCATATGTTGCACACAGCAGTTGGACACAACTTCTTGATGCCACTGATGGTATTTCTATACTAACTGATGTAGATACTACAGTAAATGGAGGACCTTCTGACGGTCAAGTATTGAAATGGAATGGCACATCTTCAAAATGGGAGCCTGGTAATGACGCTACTGCAACAGGTGGTGGTGGCACAACACAAAACCTATTTGAAACATTTACAGGTGACACTGGCTCAACAACAGCGTCTGCTGCAAATGACACATTTAATATTGTAGGTGGCACAAACATCTCCACTGCATTAGTAGGAGATACACTTACAATTACTATGACAGGTGCACTTGGTGCTCCTGACCAGAATTTGTTTGAAACATTTGGTGCTGACAATGGTAGCACATCTGCAACAGTAACTACTGACACTCTTAACTTCTTGGGTGGCACTGGTATTAGCACTAACCTCAACGCAGGTGCTATTACTATAACAAACGATTCACCTAACATTGTGCAGAATGTATTGCAATCTGTATCAGGTGACACTGGAAGTTATACTGCTGTTGCAAGTAACTCTGGATTTACTATTGCAGGTGGCACAGGTATCACAACTGCTGTTTCAAGCAATACTCTTACAATTACAAACACTGCATCATTCCCTTCAGCAAGTGAGAATGACAACTTAGTCTATGATGGATCGGCATGGATTGCGACCGAATCTCCAACTATTAGTTTCATAATCACTAGTAATGCAACAGCTGGTTATAGATTTAATGGTGGTGGTTTACCAACTGGATCTGACAATCCTACAATATATGTCTATAGAGGATTTACTTATAGATTTAATAACACAACAGGAGGATCACATCCATTTGAAATTAATGTATCCCAAAATGGATCTGCAGTCAGTGGTGTTAGTGGGTCTCAAACAGGAGTCCAATTCTGGACAGTGCCACAAACATTGAGTGCAGGCACAACTTACAAGTATCAGTGTGGTATTCCATCACACACATCAATGATAGGTGACATAGTAGTAGTATGACACGTACAGTTCCTGGCTCTGGTGCAATTATTAGACCCGAATTCAACAGTGTGTTTGGAGTCAGGGCGATTTTTGTCGAAAGTGGTGGGGACGGATATGATGCTAATGACCCTCCAAAACTGACTATACAGAATGCAGGGACACCTCTAAGAGAGGCAGTTTTAAGACCTATAATCCAAGACAATAGAATACTTGCTGTTGAGATCTTAGATCCTGGCGAAGGATATGACCCTCTACGTTTAAAGATCGAATCAACAGATCCAGGTAGTCTTGGTGCACGAGGAAAAGTTTTTTTAAATGCAACTGGTGGAATAGACTATATCCAGATGACAACTCTGGGTGATAATTATTTTGACGGCACTAGTGCTGTTATTGAAGGTGGCGGTGGCTCTGGATCAGAATTAGTCCCTGTTACTGGTGGTGTGACAGGTCTAGTTATTACCCGAGAAGGTAGAAACTATGACCTCAATGATGCTAACGTTGTTATATCTGGTGGTGGCGGTGGAGATGGTGCTACAGGTACAGTTACACCCAACCAGTTTGGTAAGGTTACATCAATTACCCTAACTAACCAAGGTGAATTTTTTGAGACTGCACCTATTGTGCAGATTATTGGTGGAGGTGGTAGAGGAGCAGCAGCAAGTGCTGATATTGACTTGGGTGCCATTACTAGTATAGATCTATCTAATCAGGGTAATGGGTATACTAATAGTCCTAAAGTTATATTTGCTAGAGATACCAATCTCATTCGTAGGCAGAGGAATAGACAATCTCTTAATAGTGTCGTTTATAATCTTACTGGTCTCATTTCAAATGTGGCACCAAGTGATAGCACCATTAATGTCGAGACTACTGCAGCGTATCCAGGCTCAGGTAAATTCTTGGTCGGGAAAGAAATCGTTAGATATACAGGTAAAACTGCAACCTCCTTTACTGGACTTGACAGGGGTGTCAACTTTAGATTTGACCAAAAGGTTACTCTTGACAACTTGCAAGACGATGCTCAAGGAGTTTCTCAATATTCGTTTGCGGTTACCGACCAAGTAAAACGTTTTGTTGCTAGTGCGACAAGTAGGGTTGCTATTGTATACGATTGGGATCCTATTGCTCATGAGTTATATCTAACATTTGAGGTTGACGAATTAGCATTTATTGATGGTGGTAACTCTGCTGACAAGACTGCATCTATACAGTTTGTTGGTGGTAGTGCACAATCTAGTGGCACAGGTGTATCACCACACGTTATTATAGACAGTCCAGGTAACGATATTGTTACTTTTACTGATCCGTTATCAGCAATCTTAAACAAAGCGTTTGAAGATGATGATGAATTAGACGGAGTTGGTGACGGTATTATCGATCTAGTAAATACTGGCACAGAATATGAGAATGATACAAACCTAGATGGTGGTATAGCATCATCTAAATATGGTATTGAGGAAGAATTAGGTGGACAAAATATCACCTTATTCCAAGCAGCGGATAAACTATACGACGGAGCAAACCCACCGCAACTTGCAACAGTAGTTACAGCGGGAGTTTTGGGTGATGGAGACACTCATATATCTCTTGGTGTAATCTCTGTTAGAGATAGAAATGCTTCTGCATATGCTGTTGATGAGATCATAACAGGTCAATCTAGCGGTGTTACTGCAACCTTTGTAAGTATTACTGAAGGGGAAAGGACAGGAGAATTTTTCTTAAACGTAAAGAATATTACTGCATCTAACACAGCAACTAAGTTTGCTGCAGGTGAAACTATACAAGGTCAAGGATCAGGTGCAACAGGTGTGCACATCTTTACTGAGTATACAACCAGAGTCCGAAATGAGGACGATTAAAAACTCCATAAATAAAGTATGGGAGACCTATAACTAAATGGCACTACTAACCGACCAGTTTAGAATTTTTACTGCCAAGAGATTCATTAAATCTCTGGAAGGTCCTGACTCGGCTCAATCCGATCTAGCAGCAGGAGCATCCAGAGACAGACTGTACGTATTCATTGGCAGACCTCAAAGCTGGGATAATGAGAATGACCCGCCCGATCCAACGGATTCGCTACAGGAATTTGCTGACAACTTTTCTGACATGATCTCCCTAAAGAGAGTTTTAGCAAATGACACAATACAAGTTGTAAGAAGAATAAACTGGATTCCTCCCGAGCAAACTACTGGTGGATTAGGTTACGTCTATGACATGTATAGACATGACTATTCTGCTACCAAGACTGCTGCATCTGGTGCTACTAAACTTTATGATGCAGACTTCTATGTTGTTAACTCATCTTATCAGGTATATAAGTGTATATT